TTCCAACGCTTTCCAAGTTTGTGGGTTAGTCGTCTTAGACTGTGATAATGTAACAGGACTAGTAATACCATTTGGTAGTGTGTTTGGGGATGATTGTTGATAACCCTGATACACATAAGGATCCTCTATATATTTATTTGAAAATGTATAAAATAATTTTTTATCGTAGTTTGTTGGGTTACCATATTTTATCACAACTTTATAATCCATAAATCCAATAAAATAAGAATTAAATGTGTTAATTTGATTATTTTGTATTTCTTCTATAATCGCCTTTTCAGTTGTTTGGAGAGGTTTCGGTATTTTCATTAACATTCTCATTAACATTTGAAAATTCTTATATCCCTTTTCTGTTTCTGTTTCTTGGTTATTAGTTATTAAAATACTTGTATCATAATCATATGCAGATCTACTAAAATTTAAAAATTCTGTTTCTAATATGTCTAATGCTCCCTTATCAAATGCACTAAATAATTCATCAAACTTAGAATAATCATTAACACTTTTATTAATTGAGAAATTTTGTTGGGTTGTACCGCTATTCTTAATATATTTTAAATAACTATCAGGATCTGGTGGTACTACCTTATTATTATCATAATACCCATAATTCGGTGCTTTCCAAAATAATCTAACGGAACCATTATACATCGCATCGTTGTTGACAACTTCAGTTTTTAATTTACCCGTATTGGTAAAACATTCATCATAAGTTTGATCAATTAAACATCCAAAAGAAGGTAATGGGTATATACTTGATTTGTCAGTTGTTATAACATAAGACGACCATGGTGTTATATTTATAGATCTATTTGGTGATTGAGGATCAAAACTTATTAACCCATTTATTACCGATCCAGGGGATGTTATTAATTTTATTTTTGTGTTTAATGCGTCTTGTATTTCTAAATTTGTATACCCATTATTATTATTTGGATTTATTACAATAAATGTTATATTTGGACCATAAGTTGATCCAGTTGGCGTTTGTCCTGAAGTAATAATATATCTACCAACCCCACCTGTTGTACCACTTATTTGTGAAATAACAGTTGTATTTAATTCTAAACCAGTTCCTGATAAAACCATACCACCGATAATATCATTACTATTGATAGTCGTAATTTCAAGTTCATTTCCATTAATTACATTTCCGGTTCCCGTAATCTGCGCTTGTGTGGTGAATACTCTCACCCCTTGATAAAAGACATTGAAGTCGTCAATCAACTTAGGGTAAAAACCTTTATTAATAACAGTTTTAGAATAATTAGTCACATTTATTGTAGTGGTAACATTATCTTGTAAAACAAAATCATATGGTGATCCATTAAGGGTCACACTATATACTTTAGTAGTTGCACTATTTGATGGGTCATAATTGTACGAATAATTAAAATCTTTCCACGAATCAGACAAAATATCAGTACCCGTGTTAACCCATGTTTTATACCTATGCCATAATGAACCATATTTAACAACCCAAGCATATGGTAATTTATGGATACCACCAAATTTTTTAAGTGTTGATATTATATAACTTAACTCATTCGTACTGTTGTTAGCATCATCAAATAATTTATATTTTTCTTTTAAGGTCGCTAAAGGTAAACTATTTAAAAACAAATATGCAGCAACTTTAAATGGTGCGGAGTCACTTGTGTTGTATCTAAAATTATAAACACCTTGTTGTATTGCATTTATAAAATAAGGGGTGTTTAACATAGATGTTGTTTGATCCGATGTTAATTGACCATTATAGTTTTTATAAAACACATTACCTTCAGTAATATATTGGTTTTTTATTAATCGATTTGTATAAAATGTCTTTAAATTATCTATGTTAATAGTTTGTTCAAATACACTTTTAATATAATTAAAATTTGTTATCGGTTCTATTTTTTTACCGTCAGTAAAATTAACAATAGATTTATTATTTAAATTATAATTTAAAACGTCGGATGTTTTAAATGCGGCATTACTATTAATAATGTTAGAACCATTCGCCAAATAATCTTTATCCCAATTTAAATTTGTTAATGGATATAAATCACAAAAATCATAATTCTCAATAACATAATCAATACCAAAATATTTCTCCACATATTCAGTTTTTTCTAAACTAACTGTTGGTTTTCCTTTATCGTTAGATAAAATATTACCATCAAGTAATTCAAACGAATTGGACACATTGTTTTTAATATAAGGTGTGTTGTATTCTCCCCTTATAAAGTTTTGCCAAGACAATCCTTCACCGTTATTTGAAATGTGTCTTAAAAACCCTAAATAAACATTTGAATTAAGATTATATTCCTTAAGTTTTTTTGTTAAGTACGGATTGTCGTCACTTAATGCCTTTATAATGTCAATTACTTCCGCTTCAGAAGAATAAAAACTCATATTATATATTTTAGCGGAGTCACGACTCATCAAACTATAAAAAGAATTTAACGTTAATCTTTCGTATATTTCATATAAAAATTTTACCTCTTCAGTATTTTGAAATACTTGATTACTTATTGGGAATTCGATTGCATTGAAACTTAATCTATCCGGTCTCAATAATGTATTATTTGTATTGCCAGGTTCAGGTAAAACAACCTCCCTCTCGGTATATCCCTTTATAAACTCCTCAACAAATTCAACCTCAGGCCATATTTCAGGTACAAACGCTCTTAAAGTATTCGCTAATATAGGATCTCCGGGATATTTAAGTTCGTATTTTTCCCCACCATCACTTTTTGTATTTTCAACAATTAGTTGGGGCCAAGGGTAAATTGGTGTGTTTTCTTCTCCATCATTTTTAGTATCAACGCTTTTTGTTGTTGATGTACCACCAAAAACAGCCTCTTTTCGATATTTATCGTCTCTTAAATTCCAAGCTTTAGTATGAACATCGTCCAATAAACGTAAAAACGCCTCACCTTGTGCGAAGAATATTGCCAAAACATTTCTTATTGTTGGTTTAAAACCTATACCCGTAACAGGATTTACCATTTCCTCAGCAAGTTTAGCGGTTAGACCCTCTTCAATACTTTGTCTTGCAGTCAAATATTTTTGTGACATTTTTTTAGTTTCATTTAAAAAATAACCTTCCCCATCAAATTGGAATGTCCCTGCCATGATTTGTAAACTAATCGTATTTCTAAATGAATCTCTTTCTGATATAACAATTGATAATTCTTTATTATTTCTTTTATAGTATGTTTTATTCAACGCAGTTTCATTAATATCTGTCATTTTTGCCTTACTATTAAAGGTGGATAGTTTTATTGTATTTGGGATAAAATTAGGTTGACCGTTGCCCAATGTTTTATTGTTAAATAAAACCAAATTATACTTTTTAACAATTCCATCTAATGCGGTTAAGGCAGCCGCTTTTTCAGTTGCGGTTTGATATTGTTTTTTAAATGAATATAAAATGTCACCATTTGATGTAATGATAACGTTATCTTGATCCAAATATTTTTTAGACCAAGAGTCTGGACTATAGTAGTAAACTTCTTTTTCATATTCCGTTAACTGAGTGGAGTAATCATCAAGATCATTTAAAACATTTAAATTTGTTTTTTTAAAACTTTCAATAATATTTTTTATAAACTGATCTAATCTATATTTTAACTGTTGTATGGTTAACTCAGGAAAATCATCATCAATTAAACCTTTTGATTTATACTCAGAATATAATTCCTTCATTTTTTGATACCCCTCACTTGCAAATTTTGTTGCAACTGTTGTTGTATTCTTACTACCGTTATTTGGTTTTACTTCTTTTGTTTCAATAATAGACTTATACATTAGTGGGGTACCCATCATCGCACCAAAACTAACGTGTGACATAATTGTATACTTATATGTCATAAAATCTAAATCAACCCTAAAGTTACCAGAACTAGGGTCAAATGAACTACCAAATTTTTGTAACATTAATGGTAATCTTACCGCCTTACCCAAATACCCTTTAATTGTTAAATGAAATATTGGATATGGGAATTGAAAAAATGCGGCATATGGTGAATTGTTCCCACCCTCAAATAAAGATCTTCCTTTAACATCCTCTAAAGTTATTCTAATTGTCGGTAAAAATTCGGTTGAATAACTTATATTAATATTTGTTATCCCTAATAATCCGTTATCTACCGCACCAGGTGTTCCATTAGAAATGGTACTTTGACTATAATAATATTCATTACTTTTATCGGGGTTTTTACTTATTGATTTTCTTTGTTGGTTAACTCCATTTCCTTCTAAAGTATTTTTACCTGTTAATTCATCGGTCCAACCATTGTCAATAAATTTTTTAAAACCAGGATTTAAAAAGTTAATTTTACCAACAGAAATAGTTTTAACTGATTCATTTAATGAAACCCCCAATGCCAATTTTGTTCTTGGAAGAACTGAGCATTCTAAATTTGCATAGAACACAAGATTTTCATGATCTATAAGTCTTTCCTTTGGTTTACCTTGTTCGTCAATAACTTTGTTTGGGTCAATAACTGATATGTTTTGGTAATCAAATTCAACTAATATATTTTCTCCGTTATTTACCATAATAGAATGTGTGATTATCTAATTCGTTTTTATAATCCTGTAATGAAGTTAGTAACGGATATGGAATAGTCAATACAGCACCATCAGGGATATTAAATTCAAACCCAGTAAATTCGGGATTTGCTTGTAATATTAACCACCCAAAAAATGGTGAGTTATAATGTTGTTGTGAAACTTTATCTAATCTTGAAATACCAACTTTATAAATGTATCTTTTATCCGAATTTTTTGGGGTTAACGCAATGTAAGGAACGACTATTTGTTCACCATTAATTAAAAATTGATTATATCTATTATAGTATTGTATCTGCATCTTAATTAAATTTTACTTTAAATGTATATTTATTGTCATTATTTATATTAATATCGCTATATAAATTTTTAACCTTCTTAACTGAATCATCGTAATTTTGAGCAGCGTCTTTATTTGTGGTATACCCCATTTTACTATCAAATTCTATTATTTTAAAACTTTGTAACTTGACGTATTCAGGACTTGCTTCATAATCCGTAAACATTTTTTTCTCACTATCTTTTTCTATCTTACAAGCACTTTTATATGATTCACAAACACTTTTTATTTCTGTAATAAGTTTTTCATCACCTTTTACTTTATCAAGACTAGTTAAACTATCAACAAAGGAATTATATTGGTTATCATTTAAAAATATCTCAGACATAGTTATATAAAATCTACGGTATTCCGTACTTCCAAACGGTTTAAACCAAGAACCAGGTATTGTAAAATCTTTTAGCGCTGGAACATAATTTGCGATACCATTCATTATATAATTTTGGTCCATTACAGCTTTAAATAGTTTAAGGTAATCAGCAACTTGAATCATCCCGGCCTCCATTTTTGGTAAAACAGTACCATTTACCGTATCACCTGTAAAGGTATAAAGTTTAATTTCACCTGATTTTAATTTTATTCCGTCAGTCTTATCTAAAACCACATTGTATTTTCTTAAAGTATAATTATAATTTTCTTGGTATGTAGTCATTTCATTCATTTGTGCAATGATTGCTTGATTAACCAAAGTTTCTCTACTTTTAACAATATCCTTAAGTTTATTACGTATTTGTCTAATCGCAGCATCTGGCCATTTATTCGGTGAGTCTTTAATTGGTTCTATTATTGGTGCTACATTATTATCAACATCATCCACAGTTTGTTTGATAACATCACTTATTCTTTGTTCAACATTGGCAGGTTTACCGTATATAAATGCCGGTGTTTTAACTGTGTATGAACTTAAGTCACCATCAGTATATTTTCTTTCAAAATTAACAATTTGTAAGACACCAAGATTAGTGATCTCACAAATACTTTTTAATTTATTATAAATTGTTGAATTATAATTTTTTGTTCCTTCTGACAATTCATTTATTAAAGAAGTATATTCAATATCCCCATTTTCAATCTTTCCGTCGTCAGTTGCATTTGTACTTAATAAAGTACCAATGGTTTCCCCACCTTTTGGTGTAGTTTTATTATTAACCGCACCGGTTACACTGTTTGTTTTTACGGACGGAGCCGGAGCAATCTTACCAACAATTTGTTCATCTCTTTCTTTTGTTGATTCGGTTTCAACCGCTCTTTCATCATAAATCTCAGTATTTGCATAATAATTAAATGATAAAGCATTTTGTAATTGTTCAACAGGACCCGCAAGTCCACTACCTCCAATAAAGTCAAATGATAATGTAATCTTGGCAATCATAGGTTGTACACCAATACCCTCAGGGTTGATGTCAAACAATAACGGATCATAAGAGATGCCAATACTATTAGGAATAATTTTAGTGTGGTAGAAGTCACCTATTCTCAATACTAATACAGGGGGTGCCCCAAATGATGTATTTAAAGCATCATTGTATTTTGGTCTACCATCAGTACCAATCACAGGGATTGTTTGTCCCGGTCTCATACATTGATTTAAAAATGTCAATCTCGCATTTAATCCTTCAGGTGTTGTTGAGTGAAATGCGGGACTAAAATATTTAATCTTTTCCTTAATACTGTCATATACCATAGGATTTGATTCTTTAATAACTTCAAAGTAATCACATTCACTAAACAAGTATCTTAATATTTTTTTAGATATTCCCTGTTTAACCGTTGCAATTGGGTCTTTTTGTGGTACGGGTTTAATTGGTTGTGGTATGTCAGGTGGTATTATCGTATCCCCACTTAATTTAACGGGAGGTGGTATAATGATTTTATCAACACAAACATCTGTATAACCTTCTGAACAACAAAAATCGGGATTAAGTTTTCTATAACTCTCATCATCACAAGGATTTTTTGGTGGTGGTGGCATCACAACATTAACTTTTGATATTCTCACTCTCCTACAAGCCATAGCCGGAATTGAATACCATTGTCCATTTGCACTTGTTGCACCATTTGAGGTTAAACTAATGTTTTGCGTACAGTTAACCGGATTGAAAGAAAGTCCATTTGCTACCACATTTGAAATGGTTTCTCCTGAAGGCATGGGAACAAAGGCAATTGTACCTTGACTTTCCAAATCTTTAATTGTACTTTCCCCCACTGTTTGAGCCCTAAACCATTGTAAAACAGAATCAATTCTACGTTTTGATAAATTTTGATTATATCCAACTTCTGCCGGAGCTGATGCCGATCCTTGTAGTTCTATTGTTAGTTTACCACCTTTTTCAATAACTTCTTTTACTTTTTTCAAAAAATCATTCTGTATTGAATTAAAGTTACCAATAATAACATCTGAGAAAAACTTAGGTATTACACTTTTGTTTTCGTATTTTTCAGTACCAACATAAACAACATCATTTGCCCTTGAGACATATGTGGCTTGTAGTTGGCTGTAGCTGTTGTACCAATAATTATATGGTTGACTTGACACTATTGCTTGAGAAGTTCCACATTCGGGGCAATCATTTTCAAAATAAAATGCGTAATCAGTAAATGTTGTATTAATCTCATTGACATCAATGGTTTCAGTTTCATCTGAAGCTATAGTAGTATTAGTATTATTTATTATCCCTGGAGCACCATCACCACCATCACCACCACCACCACCGTTTGTGTCAGTACTAATATCAACAGAAATATTGCCGATAATATTATTTAATTCTTCATCAGTTAATCTTGGTTCATTTAATAATTGTTGATATGTATAAAGTTCACTTGTTGGTATTGTATTAAATTTAGTTGCCAAATCATATATGTCATATTTTACACAACCCGCAAAAAATGAATCCATAATTGAATCAACCTCTTTTGATGGTCTATTTGCCAATTGTTTCTCAATAATTGTGTTCATAGCCGAAGGACTATCCACAACAATCTTCCAATTTATACTACCACTTCTTGTTGTATTTTGATATGTATATATAGGTTCAGGTCTACCCAAGAACTTAGTTGGGTTCCAAGATGATCTTACATCCTCACTAAATGTTATATCATATGGTGGAAACCACATAATTCTACCACCATTTGGTCCTTTTTCACAAGTAGGTAAATCATCATATCTATATCCCGATTGATCTGATGTTCTCCACGCCAAATTCTCCAAAGAAAACATATATTTTTTTACCTTACTATCACCAATGTTTGTCGATCCAGGGTTTCTTATTGGTGCAATATTTAAATTGTATGTATTATCCAACACTGAATTTGTGAATTTACGGCCCGAAGTTGTTATACCATCAGTCTTTTGTAAATCAGCATATGTTAAATATGGTGTATCTTTTTGGAATACACGACAATACTCTCTACCAACCTCAATGCCCGAATCCCCTATTGTGTTATCACCCGTTGAACTATCATAATAAGCAATGACTTGAGATCCTTTTGTCATTTCTTTATACCCATCATTAAAAACTTTGGATACTTGGTTCATTGCATTACCAACATGTTTTAATCTTGCCTGACCATTTAGTGAATCGGCAGCATTAATTATTCTTTGTGTTTCATCTAATATTGAACCTTGTTTAAATTCAATATCGGTTGATAAACTTTGATTATATGAATTTTGAATTACATTAAATTCAGAGTCTAATATTTTAGGTTCTCCGCCAGGACCCACTTTAAATCCGGCATTATCTTTATATTTTGGTGATGTCCAAACTAATTTACCACTTATCCCCCCACCATCTGAGTACGATTCCGCCTGTAAACCAAAATTAATCTTATCCTCATTACCTTCATATAGTTTACCTAATTCAGAAGGACCATATACTAACGTATTTTGTTGTACACCTAAACTATCAACAGCAACTTGATTTGCCGGTTGTGTGATCATTGACGGTTCCGCCATATCACTACCAACATAGTAACCACCACCCGCATTAGTTCCTACACCAAATAATGCAGAAACGGCAGCGGTCGCACCTTGTATTAAGTTTTTTTGATAACTAGGTCTAAATTTATTATATTCAATACTCTTAAATAAAACAGATTGTTGCCCATTACCCGTATTTGCTAAGAATACTTGTGATGGATTTCTAAATTTATTTAAAATGGGTCCTAAAGCGCCTAAAGTTAAATTATTAACAACATTAAGTGCGTTTTGTGTTTGTGGAGAATTTATTGGATCCGGATCGTCAAAATAATCTCCCGGTATAAATGAAACAGGGAAATAAGTTCCAGTTAATCTATTAGCAAATGAAATTGCCGCACTTATTGGGAATTCGGGTACCGTAATTTTCCAATTCTTGGTAAAGAAAGGTTGTTGACCTGTTGCCAACATTGTCGCACTAAATGGGTCTTGTAAAGTATCCAAATTGATACTACCCAATGTCAATTGATATATTTCTTGTGCAATTCTATCATCAAAATATCCCTTTAAATAAAGTGCCCCAATTTTTGCAAGATATGAATCTTGTGATAACAATCCCATATCACCACTTGGATTACTCGATAGTAATATTGAGTATGGTGTATAACTTGATGGGATAAAATTAGTCGGTTTTTTGTCGTAGTATGGTAAATAATAGTGTAAACTAATTTGTATATCTGTGATTATAACAAGATCTTTATACCCGCCATCAGGACCATAGATATTTGTTATATATGCCGCGTCAATATAAAATTCGTTGATTATATCTAATTGAGTGTCATTTGGATCGTATGGTCCATTATTCGATGCAACAGGAATAGGTGCACCAGGAACACTGTATTTACCAATAAATCCACCATCAGGTCCCCACTCATTTAAGGGGTATAAATTGTTCGCTAATTGATTTGTTGATATTAATACATCGGGTGAGTCAATAACATTACTGTCATTCAATGGACTTACTTCATATACAATATTTCCAGATGGGGGGGTAAAAACTCCTTGAATCTGATATGGTGCCAAATTTCTTGCAATTAGAGAGTCTCTAAATGATGATGACGATGTAAATGATAAAAAACTTTCTGGCATTTTTATACTTTAACTATAAATACCTTAACTCTTTTTTTTTAGTGATTATATTACTATGGTTTTTTTATTAAACCATTTGATGTTGCCTCTTTAGGCATTAGGTTTAATAACATCTGAATATGTGACGGACCATCCGGTCCATTGAAATAGTAATTTATTGCGGTATTAATGTCTTCCTTTGTTTTTGGTAATATATTTTCGTCGGTAGTTACTTTAAAATCAACTTTAATGTTATTTTCAGTTTCTATTTTTTGGGTAGCCATATCCGTACTTAACCCATTTATCTTACCATTATAATTACTCGGAGCAAATTGAGTATCCTCACCACCAAAACCAAATTTACTCATCATTGTACCCGATAAAGTTTTAACATAATCCGTAAAATCATCCAAAGGAGATAAATCAATACCACCTACGAGGTTTCCTAAGGTATCCATTATCCCTTTAAAGTTATATTGGTAACTAGATGTTTGACTAAGATAGTCAGAATTTTCTTTTCCCAACATACCTTCTACACTAGTTTCAAAAACTTGCCCTATTTTTTGATAACCTGTCATTTCTGAAATTGCACTTGCACTACCATATCTTAAAGCCGCCTGATATTTACCAATAGTACCATTTATTTTCTTTAACTCATCAAGTTGACTTCTAGCAATTGTTTCCATTGACAATGCTTCTCCTTTTTGTTGTTCCGCCAAGTTTTTTACATCTTGTTCGGTTAAGTCACTGACAGCTTTTGACTCATATATGCCTGAACCAACTTCAACACCATTTTCAATTTTTTTCTGTTCTATTTGAACTGTTGCAATACCATCTTTATTAATTTGAGCCATTGTTGCAATAAGTTCTCGATCTTCTTTATTTGCAATACTACTTGGGAATTTGATTTGTTTTAATTTCATATCAAACATACCGGCATTTACCGCCATTTTTTGTAATTCTCCGGCATTATATCCCATTGATCTACCGATTTCATCGAGTCTTCTCTTGGCACCAGGTAAGATTTCAATTTGATTATTTTCCTTATTGAATCTTGTAAACTCTTTTGTCATGTTCACAATTTGGTTTTGAAGTTCTGTTGGGTCATTTTGTGCTAAATCCATTAATCTTAATGGGTCTAACAATTGACTTGACGTAACCCCCAATCTTTGTAAAGATGCTGCAAAATCAATTGCTCCTTCAGGGTCAAACACTTTAGTAACAATACTAAATATACCACTCATTTCAATACCTAATCTTGAAGCTTGTGCCGCCATTTTAGCAAGACCTTTAATCCCACCATCAAAATTATAAAGATTCATCTTATCTAAATTAGTAACAACACCATCGGATACGGCACCAACTGTTGCTCCAGCTTGTCTTGCAACTTTAACAACATCCAACATTTTATCCCCAACACTACTAAGACCAACACCAACATCTCTAAATTTAACCGCCAAATCTTTTTGTGCCACTCCCGTAACTTTAGAAGTTGCCGCAAAATCTGCCAAAGTTTTATCACTAACCATCATATTAGTGTCTAAATTTTTGATTAACTCATTGTACGTATCTCCAGCTGCCTCAATTGACATTCCCATATTAACAAAGTTAGGTATTGCCCGTGCAACTGTTGACGATAATTCTCCCGCCCGATCTTTACTTACACCTAACGATCTAACTAATCTACTCGATTCCTCATCTAAATCTTTAACTGCGGTTGCAATGTTTTTAACTTCATCAACTAAAAGGCCTGCAAAATTTTTAAGTGTCTGAATCGGGTTAGTAATATCAATAGCATCGATTAACGCTTGAACGGTAAGAAGATTACCATACTTTGGAGATTCATCCCCAACAACTGTCTCTGGGACATCTATCGGAACATCTTTTTCACCTTTTTTACCTGGAACTAACATAATATAACTATTTTACTATAAATACCAAATATTTTTATTTTTTATTTTCCTCCACGATCTTATCAATAAGATAACGCCTAACATAGGTTGGCATTTTTAAAAAATCGGTATAGGACATTCTTAATATTTTTGCAAGAATAAAAAATTCGTCTAATAAAAATTTGGAGTAATCAGAAGAAAGGCCGAAAAAATTCCACCCCAAAAGTAATGCTAACCATTACTCTTTCTCCTGACGGGGCGATTACTTCTTTTTTAAGGTCTAGTTTTGGTTCATTATTATTCATAAAATTCTTTATGTGTTTTGAATCCATAATTGGCATAACTTCAATAGTTTTATTAATAAAACCTCTATCCGAATTACCGTCAATGTCAATAATCATTTTTGATAATCTAAGTGTTGCTAAAGGAGCCTGTCTTCCAGATGGGTACTCCATAACAATTTTATCAATTTCAATAGTGTCTCTCATAGTTAAGAATCGTAATCTAACTGTAGACCCACTTCTAGGTAATTTTGTAGTTAAATAACCATCATTATCGGGATTAACTTCAGTTTTTTCAATATTTAACTCATCAAGTAAAATAGTTGTTCCGAATTGTTTTCCATCGTTAGGGTCAATAACGTTTATTTCATATTCAGGTCCAAATGAAGTATTTCTTAAAAATATTAGTAAAGCCTCAATATCACCATCTAAAAGATCTTCAGGTCTAATATCAGTCTCATACATTTTATTTCTCAATAAAGGTAAAACAATAGATTCTTTAACAGATTTATTTACGTTAACATTTAAAAGTAAATTTTCATCCGAGGCAGTTAAGTAACCTATCTTAACACTTTTCTTTTTTGAAGTATAATATTTACCACCTGAAGGTAGCGTTACCACATCATGTGGTAAATTAAAATCCATTTGACCATATTGTTTTGAATCGTTTTCCATAATTGTTTTTTTATTTTAAATATAAAATCATTTACTTTTTAGTAAATAAAAAAACCCATACGGATTTCTCCATATAGGTTTAATATATTTTTTTTGGTTAAAAAATTAATACACTAATATACAACGATCCATTCGAAGAGTTGCACTAATGTCAGCCAAAGCATCTTGAGAATAAGATAATGTCCCAAAATTAACATCAGTCATAAACGTACCTTCTAAAATCCATTTCTCAACTACAACACCTGTTGGGTCTAACATTTCTATATCAACATTCTTTTTATATCCGGCAGCGTAACCCATACGACCTGTAACAGATTCAGCACATAAACGAACCCACTCCATAAGAGCCTGAGACGCAGATGGACCAATAGGGTCTCTAAATTTAACTGTGATTGGATCCCAATTAAATCGTCCGGCAACATATGTTGAAGTATTTAAGAATTGTATTTCAGTTGCTCCAATTTTTATTGATGGTCTTGACGCGCTTTCCACGAACCATTCGTTTATCCCTAATGAACTAGGAAATCTTAATATAAATCTGTTCTGGCGTTTCGGTTCGTAAGGAACTGGCATTTTCATCAGTAAATCAGCCATAATTTTTTGTTTTAATTTTTAGTTTATTTTTTATTATAAATATGCGATAAATAAAAAATTTCTATTTACTTTTATTTTTTTTTAAATAAAATTACTCTAGAACTAGCATTTAATAGCATTTATTTTATTAATATTTTCTTTTTATTCCTCCTGCAGTTAAATAAGTCTGTAATATATTATCTTCTTTATCTTTAAAATGTTTCTTCATACTATCTACATTCTTTACATCATCATCTGAAAAACCAATAAATGGAGTAAAATAATTATTTATTTTGTTTTTCATAAATGCCTTCTTCTGTAATTTATGTGATATTTGCTTAACATACTTAATGAATTCTTCCATTGCTTTAATTTTGCCCGGCTCCGGATTTTGTTCACTACCCACACCGTAAGAAACAGGATGAAAACGACACATATCTAAATATGATCTTATAAGTTTATCCTTAGATAATTTATCTTCATCAGCCAAATCTCTATATCTTAACAAGTTTTTAACCAACTTATTTGAATCAATTCCATTCTTATTTGATTTAATTAATTTATAAACACCTTCTTTAATTGCTGATGGAGTATGTGCTCTTGCTGTAATTATCGAAAAAATTGAACCATTATTAATCGCCTCAACAAAATCATGCCATACTGGTCCTGTTGGTGCCTTCATAACATCAATTAAAAATTGATCATCATAATTAACACCAAATTCAACATAAGCATCTTTTGCCGGTCCAACAATTGTATGTCCATTATATTTAAAAGGTTTTTTTCCAACCATATCTCTAAATTCTGCAAAATCTCTTGTGGTCATACCAACCGTATTACCCTCATCGTCTTTCAAACGAATGGAAGTTGGCATATACATTAAATTATCGTCCCAATCAAAAGCATAATATTTCATTACCGGAGTTGAATTGTTTTGTACAATTTCACTAATAATTTCTCTTACTATTTGTTTATGTTCCATATTTTTTTATGTCTTATAAATACAAAGGTAATAAAAAAAGGGAGAACTTGTCTCCCTTTTAGTGTTTTTTTTCATTTTTGACTATTAAATGTCCTCAAATGATGCTCCCGTTGGTGTAATATAGAACGTAATGTCTATAAATTCTAAGGATCTTGTAGGTTTGATGTAAATTTTACCCGTCATTTGATTTCTATCTAAATCAGCCGTGTCAGAAGAAACTGTAACTCGGAAATCATATAAACCTCTATCTCTTCTGATAGCATCTAATATTGGATTAACGGAGTTTAAAAAGTCTTGTCTAACTTGTTCATCGTTTTGATCAAACAATAACCTTACAGATACCGCAGAAATCAATTTACGAGCTTGTAATAACAATCTTCTTACGTTAATTCTGTCAAGAGCACTTTCTCTAACTTGAAGAGTTTTATTACCCCAAATTACAGTACCTACATCTGAGAAGGTAGCAATTGGGTTAATTCTTCCTTGATAAAGAGTGTCTCTATCTTCTTGTGTTAACTTCTTACGTGCTTTGATTGAGTTTACAATACCTCTTGTATAACCTGCCGCCGCGAACCAAGGGAATGCGATGTTGTCAGTTAACGCCAAGTTTCTTGTTACTTCAGCCGTTGCCGGAATGTATATTTGAGTATTATTTACACTATCACGAGTCAATACCCAAGGGTAATAAGTTGCCGTATAGTTAGAGTCAATACCCGTAGTTTCTAAATTATCTACCGCTTCTTGTGGGTAAATTATTCCATCCATTCCTGTTGTTGTAGGTAAGAATAAGTTGTAGTCAGGTGTTGTTGTTATATAAAGTGAATCCGCTCTTTGGTTTTCAATCATATCGATTGTAGACTCTACTAAGTCACTATTATTTACATAATCAATACCTGGAGATACAAACACATTAATGTTAACCGCTTCAGGGTTGGCAAATGTTTGGATACCTAATAAGTAAGCATAATAATCGGTATTTGCAAATTCTTGAGTACCATCACCAACTGCAATTTGTTTGAATGCTCCCCAACCAACTGCGTTTGGATATCTGTTATCAGGACAAGCTCCATTTAAATAACCTGATCTACCAAGTACAAATCTATCACCGTTAGTCCTATATTCTCTATAGATATCCCATCCGTCAAATCCACCTTGTACTAATAATGTGAATTTTCTTGAGTATATTCTGTAATAAGGACTTGTTTGGTTATTAGGTTCTGTTTGGAAAGTTGCGTCACCAACATAGAATCTTGGAGTACCTGATGTTGTAAATGCGTCTGATATAGTAATACCCGAAGCGTCTTTATCCATGTGGAAACCTTTTGATCTATAACTCCAATCAGATCCTTCTAAATCACAAGTTGTTAAAGGATTTTGTTTACCAATATATTCATAGTAATTACCATCCCAACCAATAGAATTTGAGAATCCTAAATAAGTTCTTCTAATATTATCACCATTACTTAATATTTGACCACCAAATGGAGGTGTGTAAATTACCTCACCAGGGAAGTCATATTTAGTTTTGTAAACCGGGAATGGAGAAGTTGCTCCGTCATATATTCTAAAGTTATACCCTTCAAAACCACAAGGTAATGCGTCCACAGGAGCATCCTCGTTCATTTCTACCATTACATATTTAGAATTTAATGCGTATTCACCATCTAATGATCCAATTTTCTTTGCAATAAAGTTATTTTGACTTGGATCCATACTACAGTTAGTGTATTTTTCAACAACAACTGGATTAGTGTCTGTGTCATAATAATCTCTAATGAATACATCAAATGTTTCATTTGCAAATGATATGTTACCAATGGACATTTTTAATTCATAGTTAGCTGCATCACCATCGGCAACTGTATAGAACTTAAATAAGTTGTATACTTTAGTACCACGAAGTTCGGAAACAACCCAAGGAGAACTTGGTGTTTGGTATCTATCTAAGTACCATCCAATTGATGTTATTGCTTGATTATTAATACCTGTTGCAGAATCTAACTCAACTAATGTCGGGTTAATACCTCTAATGAAACCTTTTCTCCATCCATAATTTAATAATGCTTGGAATTTCTCCTCAGTAAACAATGGGACTACATTCCTTGGTTTACCAAAGTTATCACCACCAAATACTTTTGTTATATATTGTGAATCAGAAATACTAAATGATGTTTCAAACGAAAAGTTTACACCGTCTTTATTTGTAACGTTAACACCAAATGGTAAATAAGGATTACTTAATGCTCCAAAATATTGATTAGTTAAATCTAATGTAACATCAGTTAATCCTGTAACTTCATAAACTGGGTTTTGTGCATCTGCATAAGTTGAAATACCTCTTGATCTAAATGTTGCAACCACCATATCGTCATAATCGGTATATGATGTTCCTGTATAATAATAAATCATACCGACCAAAGTACCTGAAAAACATTCAACAGGAATTGGTGTAGTTGTGGTTGTTGTTGTAGTAGGAACTGGTGTGATACAAGGATTGGTTGTTGTGGTACTTGTTGTAGGTGCCGTTGTGGTTGTTGTTACCGGTGTAATGTTAGTAATTCCTGTAATAATTGACCAAAATGAGAAACCTGTGTAACTTCCCCCACCAACATTATCAAATAATGAATAGTACCAAGAAGTGTTAGCGGTATCACATAAACTATTTCCTGAGAAACCTATTGATGGAACCCCATATACATTAGTTGATGCGGTATAAGAACCATTAACTGTTAATGAATCGTAGTCCATATCATCCACACTACCAAAGTAACTAATATTTTGATCTTCGGCAATCATTGGGTTTGAACTTGTTATCACATTAAAAATTAAATCCCTAATATTTTGATCTAATGTTGATGTACCCCCTTGAGGTGTCTCATATGTTACATATAATAAATCCTCAATTTCTTGTGGGAAACTAGTTATATAATCAATTGTTGAATCAGAATTAGTACAAGCGGTGAAATCAACGTTAAACATTTCTGTTTTTGCAGACACACATATAGGAATACAAGTGCCTGAAGGGGTTACTGCACTTAAACAGTGAACGTCAATTGTTGAACAATCAACATTTGCCTTAGTTACAATTGACCAAGATGGTCCTGCATCATAACCTGAAAGTCCTAAGATTCTTGTTACGAATAATTGATTAGATTGTTGTAAATATGATTTAGCGATATATGCCGCCTCATATTTTGGGATTTGTGTATTCACAAATTTTTCAGGAACAGTTCCACCAAAATAGGTTTGGAACTCATCGTAGTTTCTGATGAAGATTGGTTCAAAAGCGGGACCTTTTAAAGTTTCCCCCGCAATACCCAAGGTCGTAACACCAACACTTTGTGCTACGAAACTTAAATCCACTTCAGAAGTGTAGACGCCTGGTGATACAAATACTTTACTGTTAGCCATTGTCTTGTTTTTTGTTTGTTAATTTATTTTATATATAAATATTAGTTTTTTTTGTAAAAACTTTACATATTAGAAACTATTTATATTTTGGTAAGATTTTAGTCTGCCTTTTTTCTACCTATGGATAAAGATACTAAGAAGATAAAAAATTTGAAGATTTCAGTTGATGCTCACGAAACATTAAAAAAGTATTGTGACAAACGTGGTATTAAGATGTATCGTTTTTTAGAAAACTTAATAATAGAAAAATGTAAGGAAAAAAAAGATATCTACGGAGAAAATTAATTATAGTAATTCCTGATTAAAAATAAGATATGATGTATCATTAGGGAATTGTTTATAAATATCGATCTTTAATTCGTCCCCACTGTTAATTTGAATCTCCCTAACATCGTTTCCATAATATAAACTATTAATATAAACATCATATCCTGACGGAGGGGTACCGTTAGAAACATTATCACTATCCACAAATCTTAAATTAACATTATAATCAAATGTTTCAATAACCTGTGTTGCAGTTATTCCTGTTGCAAAGTCATATCTTTTAACTGAAGGTGGTGTCGGTTCACCTTTATTTTGTCTTCTTTTTTTAGTTTTTGTTTCGGTCTCATAAATTTGAAAAACCCTAGTTATTGCCGGGCTTACTTCAAACTCATCCTCATCAATTAAAAACCCCAATAATGTGAATGTATATTTTTGAATATAAACTTTTCTTTTTTCAAGATCTAAAGTAGATTCGTCGGTTACATCGTTCATTACAATTGGAATATAATGTCCTTTAATAACTTGGTATGCTTGTCTCGATGAAAATTTTTCAATTATAATCTGATTTAATTTATTTAATTCTCTCATTCTATTACAAACAATAACAACTGTATAACTTATGTCTACAGGTACAGGTTGGGGGATCTTATAAATGTCCATCCCGTGTCTTTGACCATCCCAAGTCGGTACTTTAGCGTAATGATATTGTTTTCTATTTGGGATATTCCATCTTAATGCGGGATTTGTACCATATTTAACTTCTGGAGTTCTAATTGTTGTAATAAATGGTGGTTCGGCGTTCTTATCAATATTTTGGAAATCCCAAGTTTCAACGAACTGAGACCAATTTTGTGTTGTAATTAAAATATCAACTGCGGGGATTATCTTTCCTTCAACAACACATCTTAGTTCATCTCGAACAAAATCTAAAAACCCACGGTCTAAATCCGCATGTAATAAAGATTTGGGAAGATAAGTACCATCCTCCGAAATCATATTTGCAATCTCATGTCTTCTTGGCAAGAGTATTTTCTTATCAATTAACGGTATTGTTTTTTTTATTTGTTTTGGAAACCCCATATTAATTAATCAAAAATATTTTGTTACTTAAGTTTATCATTTCAATCTCATTTGCATTAAAAATAGGTTCTTCTGTTCTTTTTACAACAAATGTGTCATATTTGTATGGGTTATAAGTAATAATATCATTTGTTTCAGGTTGAGGAATTTCCTCACAAGGGAATTCACAATAATCCTCTAAAGTCCCAATTACAAATGCGTGAACATTTTTTCTTTGTTCGTCTCTAACTTTTTGTTTCCCCCCCTGTCTAACTCTAAATTCAACATCTGTTAATCTAAGGTAGTCCGACTTCAAGACAACAAGACTTTTATATACAACAGAAAATGTGTGTCTATGTAAATCATAATAACACATAACTTTTTTACCGATTAAATCATCGATCTTACTTTTTAAAAGTGATTCTTGTTCTTCCGTAATTATTATTTTCATAATCCTCTAAATTCATTTGGTCCGACAGGAGACGCACTTATTGTACGATAAAAAGGTTTGTAACCTGCATAAGTATGTTTATTGTCAGCTACAACACGACCATCATTGTTTACCGTATAGTATCTCACTAAAGTTTCAGTTTCGTAATAACCAATATAGTCACCAAAATTTATATCAATATTTAAATTATCTAAAGTTTTTTGGTAAACAGAAATTCTTATATTACCTGGCTCCATCTGATCCACCCTTGTTGATCCTAACAGTTTATTTTCAGGTGCCGATACTTGAACAAAAGCATTAAATTCAACAGGGGGTAAAAATTTTATACCATCCGAAACTGTTTCACCATAAACATCATCAGTTTTTGTTTTATATCTATCTATTCGATATAACACACAAGTGAAGTTCATATCACCAACTAACCATTCCTCACCCATTGAAATATCAAGGTCAAAATCGTTTTCCCCAAAAAATTTTCCCAATCTTGTAATAGGAACTTTAATCGACATATTTTCAGTTTTTATTGATAAATATCATTTTTATTATTATTTTTAATAAAAAGGAAAATTTGGAGATTAATCAATCACTGATAGAGAATAAAGCGTTAGAATTGTTGGACTCGTATTCGGGTGCCAATAACTATATTATATACCTTAAGACCAAAAAAGAAACTAACAAAAAGTTTTATCCAACAAGGACCCAATCAGATTACATAATAAACTATTTTAATACCATACCAAAGGTTGCGCGTAAATGGGTTGAATTGGACACATACTTCGCTAAAAAGTTTGCAGAAGAAAAATATCTTTTAGAAACTCCTGAAAATATATTCATTGAGAAGTTATTGGTTGAAAAAGAAAAATCCTATCATATTTGGGGGAAATTCTTTGAGAAAGATCATTTAAGTGAATTTTGGGTACCTAAGTCATCATTAATTAAATCTCACAATGTTGAGAAGGTTGAGGTGGATTATTCTAAATATGATCATAGACCACCATTGCACCACCAAAAAGAAGCAATAGAAAAATTGGCAGGATCTAGAAGATTTATTCTTGCCGATGATATGGGTCTTGGTAAAACAACGGCTACGATTATTGCGGCTTTGGAAACGGGGGCAAAGAAAATATTAATTATTTGTCCCGCATCATTAAAAATTAATTGGCAACGAGAAATTGAAAATTATACAGATCGACCTGTTTATATTGGAGAAGGTAAAAAATTCTCAACCGAATCTGATTTTGTTATCGTTAATTACGACATATTAAAAAACTTTCATGACATGAAGGATAAGAATAAGTCATTATTAAATCAATCTGATTTTGAGTTGGTCATATTAGATGAGGCTCATATGATTTCAAACCCCCAAGCACAACGAACAAAGATTATTAACCATTATGTTAAAGATGTTAAAAGGGTTTGGTTATTAACGGGAACACCAATGACATCTCGTCCAATGAACTATTATAACCTACTAAACATTATTGAATCACCTGTCGCTCAAAATTGGATGGCATATGCTATTCGTTATTGTCAAGGATATCAATTTACTGCAGGAAATAGAAAAGTATGGAATGTTACGGGAGCATCCAATTTGGAGGAATTAAGAGATCGTACCTCAAAACAAATTCTTCGTAGGTTAAAAGAAGATGTGTTGGATCTTCCAGATAAAATTATTTCTCCTGTATATCTTCGTTTGAAATCAAAAGAGTACGAAGAACTTATGGGTGAATATTATAGTTGGGTTGATAATAAAAAAGAAGAATCGTCTTCGTTAACCATTCAGTTTTCAAAACTAATGAGTGTAAGAAAAGTTATTGCAAACGAAAAAACAAAACAAACAATTGAGTTTGTCGAGAATATTATTGAACAAGGTAAAAAGGTTATCGTCTTCACAAACTTTACTGATACATTACAAACGATTTATCAACACTTTGGTAAACAGGCGGTTTATTTGGACGGAAGTTGTTCCAAACCTCATCGTCAACACGCAGTTGATGAATTTCAAGATAACGAAAAGATTAGAGTATTTGTTGGTAACTTAAAGGCTGCCGGTGTTGGTTTAACTTTGACCGCGGCTGAGGTTGTTATTATGAATGACTTATCTTTTGTTCCTGCCGAACATGCTCAGGCGGAAGATCGTGCGTATCGTTATGGTCAAAAATCTAATGTACTTGTGTATTATCCATTATATGAAAATACAATTGAAGGTGCAATATATGATATCTTAAATCGTAAAAAACAAATTATCAGAACTGTCATGGGAGATGAACATCCTGAAAGTGGTGGAGACGTTGTTGAAGAAATATTAGATATTATAAATAAGAAAAGATAACTTTTTCAATTAGGTTGATATTTATTTGAAAACCAAATGAATTATGAGAAAAACTATAAGATTAACTGAAGCTGATTTATCTAGATTAATTAGACGAATTATAAAAGAAAACCCCAATGATGTATTAACTTGTTTAATGACCGCAACTGGTATGACATTTGAACAATTAAAAGCCTTGGCTCCGTGTAGTGAATTACAACAAGACCCAACGAACACAACAAATATTCAGGCTTGTATAGCGGCCGTTGTCCCTGTGGCAACTGCAAAAATTATGGAGACTATTAATATTCTTGACCCTTTTGGTAGTGGAAAAAAAATAATGGATATGACAACAAAATGTATGGCATGTGCTGGAAATGTTTCACCAGTTATGAACGAAAATAAAAGAAGAATTAATAGAAGATAATAATGTCAAATAGTAGGAGTCAAACTAAAATTAGAAAAACTCAACAAGTTAATTTAATTGCCGAACAAAGATATCTTAAACAAAAAAGATTATTAGTTGAGTCAAGTGATGATTTTATGAACTGCTTTGATATGTTAGGGTATTCTAGTGATATGATTCCTGGTCCTTGTCAACAAATTGAAACAAAAGAAAATTTTTTAAATTGTAGAACCTACGTAATGAATAGTTTAAGTCAAAACATTACAACAACACCAACAAACGTGTACGATACATTTTTTAACTGTATGACAACAAAGGCAACGGAGTTAGGTTTATTTCTTAACGAAAAACCACCATCAGAAGAAGAACTACCATCAGAAGAAGAACCTGAAGAAGAAAAATAAAATTATTAAACCCACCACTCGGTGGGTTTTTTGTTTTATATGATATTTATGATTAATGAAAGTTACAGTTAAACATATTAAATGTGATATGTCCAAAGAGGATAGGGAACTAATGGGGGATTTTTTAAAATACCTACAAAAAAAATACCCCGTTAAAAATGATGTTACAGTTTTATTTTTAGGTGAGAAAACTGAAGGTATGTCAACCGGTAGTAGAAATGATAATTCGGAACTTAAAATTTTAACCAAAGGTAGATTAAACAGAGATGTTTGTCGAACATTGGCACATGAATGGGTTCATGAATGGCAAAGATCAACTAAAGGTATGGAAAGAGGACCTGATATTGGGGGTCAAAATGAAGACGAAGCAAACTCTGAAGCGGGTTCCGTAATTAAAAAATTTGAACGTGACTTCCCAAAACATGAAAAAATAATGTATGAAGGTTTAGTTGGTATTGGTAAAAAAATCAATTTATTAAATGAACAAATATTATTAACTGAAAAGGAAAACATTCGTGAAAATTTTTTAATGGAAATGAAAAAAATTGGTATTGATAAATTACCATACTCATATTCCTCATTAAAACAATTTGTTGATCCTGAAACAATGAATATACATTATAATAAACATTATAAAGGATATGTAAAAAAACTTAATGATGCGTTGTCCAAAAAAGATTATGGTGATGTTGAGTTAGAAGATATTGTTAAATCTATTGGGAAATACAACACCACAATTAGAAATAATGCTGGAGGTGCCTTTAATCACGCATTGTTTTGGAAAATGTTATCACCAAAAAGACAAAAACCAAGTGGTGAAGTATTTGAAAAGATTACAAAACAATATGGTAACATAAAAAAAATGAAAGATGAATTTAATCAAACGGCAAAAGATCGATTTGGATCAGGGTGGGTTTGGTTAGTTCTTACTAAAAGTGGTAGATTAAAAGTTGTGTCGACCCCCAACCAAGATAATCCAATGATGAGTGTCATTAAAGACGGTGGTTATCCTTTATTAGGTCTTGATGTTTGGGAACATGCATATTATTTACGTTATAGAAACAAAAGAGACGAATATGTTAAAAAGTTTTGGGATCACGTAAATTGGGAGTTTGTAAATGAGTTATATCTTTTAAGAACTAAAAAATAAGATATTTATATAAAAAGAACTAATGGCAATAATTTCAGAACCAGAAAGAGGTAAATTATACACAAGAATTCGTCACCTATTAGGTGCACCACTTCGTAGTGTCGAGTTAGAGGATGAACAAATGGATACATTGTTAGAATTCTCTATTGATGATTATTCACAATACATCCAAGATTGGTTAATTGAATCTCAATGGTCAAACCTTTGGGGTTTAAATGTTGAAACACAATCTTTGGCAAAGGCATTTATTTCTAAAAGTTTAGATTATGAAACAAGATACACATATGCCTATTCTAAAATTGTAGGATTACAAGCTGGTGGTGACTATGTTTTAAAGAAAGATTACATTCAATTAGTTGGTAACCAACAAATATATGAAATACCTGCGTGTAGAGAACTTAACGAATTACTGTGGTTTTCTCCCGCAGAATTAAATAATACGTTAATAGATCCGTGGACTTTTGGTGGAATTGCCGGTGGAGGATTGGGGGGACCTGGTGGATTTACTCAAATGGGTAATATGGCAGGTAGTTACTTTATGATGCCAGCGTTTGACATGTTGTTAAGAATGCAAGAAATTAATATACAAAGAAGAATAATACAAGGTGATTTAACATATAGGGTTACAGCGTTACCTGAAGGTAAAAAAGCGATTCACTTAATGAACACACCCGGAGGTAAATTTGACTTTGGAAATGGTACATTAATGAAAGGTAGAGTTTGGTATTGGTATTATGATGCCTGTGAGGAAGATAAAGACAATTGTTTAAAAAATAATCCAGACATCATTCAAATGCCATCAGATGTTCCATTCCAACAGATGTCTTGGGTTGATCTAAATAATCCTGCACAAGTTTGGGTTCGTAGATGGTTTACCGCATACTGTAAAGAAACATTGGCAAGAGTTCGAGGTAAATTTAGTGGTAACATTAAAACCCCTGATTCTGAGTTAACAATGGATTACACATCTTTAGCAACTGAGGCAAAAGATGAAAAAACAAAACTTATTGATGAACTTACCGGACCTGAAGGTAGATTAACAAGGTTAAAACCTGAGAAAGTAATGGAACGAGAAGCATTAATTGCAGAAAACTTAAATAAATCACTTAAGTTTAGAGCAATGCCAAGACAAATTTACGTTATATAATATGCCACAAATAATTAATATACCACAAAGAAAAACAATTAGACGAGGACAATCTATTAATCCACCTGTAATTCCCGAATATAAAATTGTTTCTGAACCTGAGTATTCTTCTAATGGTGAAAAATTAATTATTGTTAAAAATATTAACCAAACAACGATCACTTTAGATTCCACAAAGAATACTAAAGTAATAGTAAAAGTATTAACAAGTGTTAGGGTATTACCTGACATTGGTAAAATTGATGAGGAATGGGACGAACTCCAATTAGATTGGGGGGCTTGCGTGCAGTTTCATTATGTAGAAGGAAACTGGTATATACTATCTTCAGACGGGTTGAAGGTGTCTTAAAACCTCATCATTTAAGAAACTTATAGGTATTGTTCCCAACCTGGTTCGGCAATATCGTAGATGTGGTCAGGGCTAATACCAACTGATTGCCAAAAATCCAATTCTTCGGTGGTTATAGTTAATAAATTATCCAAATCATCTTGGTCTTCAGGACTGAATGGTTTACCATTAATCAATTTACATTGGTCTGTTGTGTAAAAACTTCTATCCTCAGGATTCTTAACTAATAAAGTATCTCTAACCTCATCATCAAATACAATCATCAAAGGTTCAACTCGTTTGTTAAAAGTTGCAATTGCTCTTTGGATATTATATTCACCCAACATATCAGGATTATTTTCTAAATCTGATGGTTCAATTCTATAACAATTAAGTTGAACGTATGATTCAACCATTTCACGAGGTATTTTACCATATCCTTCCATCATATTATCCAAATCAGATTGTGACCATCCTTTTTTTGGTTTGTTAACTTTCTGAACATCTCCGTGAGATGCTTTTGTTCCGTTATTCACATAAAGAATCGTATCGCCAAGATTTGATTGTATACCATCTTTTATAATAAGTTCCATATGTGCTTGTCTAGACATTAGATTACCGGCTATGGTAGTTTGTTTACTACGTTTAACATAATCCTCAACACTTAACTTAACTCTTGATTTAGATGCAATCTCAGCCAATGGAACTCGTTGGTCAAATATTTTTTGTATATACTCATGATACCATTCGATAAATTCTTTTCCCTCACCTCTAAGTAATTGTTTAACTCCCTTATCCAAAAACTTCTCAATATATTTTGGCATCTTCTTGGACTTAATACTATTACCCGTTAGTTTAACTTTACCGTTATGTTCCATTGTTGCGTAGTTCTTACGAGCCAAATTAATACAAGAATCCCAAGTCCCATCACAATCTAAAAACATCTCCCCTTTCATGAAAATATCGTTAAACTCTGCAACATCAGAATCATAACCGGTATATTTTTTACCTTTTACGATTAAAGAGTTATTTCCTTTACCAATATAAACACGGTCATCAACACCACCTTCCGGTAATGAAAAATTTACACCATCAGTATCTAATACTGAAGCGGTGTAACCTCGTTTTGTAAAAAATTTAACCATCTGTCTTAAGTATTGTCTACCCGTACAAGTAATGCGTTCCCCCATGTCAATATCTCCCCATGGGAATACCTGTGGTGCCGATAATGATCCGAAGAACGCATTGATAAAGATTTTAATAGGTAATTGTTTACGGTCAAATGAGGTTGATTTCTTCTTATCAATAGTCTTGTATTCTGCCGCTAAATTCTTATACATAATACGAGAGTTACGGAAGTAAGTTAATAACCCTTTCATTGCTCCCGTTATATCACACTCAGGGAACACGTCGTGAACTAACTGAATGGATGGGTATAGTGAAGAGTAGTCAAGTTTTAATACGTCCTTAGAATAACCTACTTTAAGTAAACGTGATAGACCACCAACAAAATTTCTTCGTTCTTTTTTCTGTGGTATTGCTAGTCCATGCTTATATGACCATGCCAACATTACCATTTTCCATAATGTTGCTGTTCCAATTGTTGATGCTCTTTCATATGTTGTTGGTACCAATGATGATAATAGAAATGTTGCTTGGTTGAATTCATCGTCCACAATCAACGTTTCTTCAAGGTCATCGTCAAGATAACGTTCAACTATGTTGTCCCCCGTTGTTTTAAGATATACATCTCCTCGTCTTACACATATCTCATCAACCTTTGGGTCAATACCTACTTTTTTGTAATTACCATTTTCGGTATTTAACCAATATTCGTCCTTTTCTGCATACATTGAACCAATACTTGTATGGTCAATATAAATGCGATCTTTTGCTTCGGCATCAATATACTTTGTAATATACTTTAAACCTGCCTCTTTAATGTTTGAGTTGATTGCTTGTGATCTACGAACTGAGTGAATAATATCAATTACATTATATCCCCACATTTGAACTTGATTATATCTCTCAACCTCATTTGCCAATTTTAACATTGAATCTCTTTGTGAGATTGTTTTTTTCCCATTCATTGATGTTGCAATTCTCTTAATGTCTAAGTTTAATGCTTTACATCTCTCAAAAATCCAAAACCAGTCAAAGTTTGCTGAATTATAACCGGCAATAATTGATGGTCTGATTTCATCTATTGTTCTAAAGAACTCAACAAGACCTGCTCGTTCTTCATCTACATTTGAACATTCGATAACTTTTTGGAAACCTTTATTTGTTTTCATCCCAATCATGAATATACGACCGTCCTTTGGTTCTAATGAGGTCGTCTCAAGGTCAAATACAAATCTTGTTATATCATTGTATTCCTCAAATCCTTTAAATAATCTTTTCTCTTTTGAGATGAGGTATTGTTCCACGGGGGAAACCATTAATATTTTGTCTTTTGCCTTTTCACCCCAAGGATCAATTCCACCATCACGGAAGAATTGAATTAATGTGCGATAACCTTTGATTGATTTAACAATAAATGTTAAACCATTCTCTAATCGTTCATTACCATCTGTTCGGAGTTTTTCTATAATAATACCGTATTTGCTCATCGCTTGTTTTTGCAATGATTTGGATTCTTCGTAAAAATTTAATCCGTGTAGATCACCAACCCAAGCGAATGCTATGAATGAATCTTGTTGGATAACTTTACCCTTTCCCGGTACTTCTTTGATTTTAAAAATGTTGTCTGATGCATAATCAAACTCTACGGCAACTATATGCTGCTCAGGATCATTCCCTTCTAGGAAATTTTTAATTTCTTCTTGTGATATCATATAATTTAAATTTGGTACATTGGCTGCCGAGTATATCGACATTCACCTTCTTCAAATAAATATATGAAAAAAATAATCGTGTGTCAAATTATTTTTAACAAGTAGGACAATTTCCTAGTAAAGTAGCGGTAACATTCGCAGGTACTGATGGTGCGGTAGAAGAACAAATAAAGGTTATTCCTAATGGTCCAATAATTAATGGTGAAATTTCGGTAAGACAACAAGGTGTAAATGTTATTGAAATCTCTTTTGTTTCATTATTATTAACAATTCTATAATAAAAACAAAGTGGTGTTGGTGTTGGTGTTGGTGGTAATGTTGTTGGTGTTGGAGTTTTTGTTTTAGTTACTGTTGGTGTTGGAGTTTTTGTTTTAGTTACTGTTGGGGTTACCGTTTTAGTTGGGGTTACCGTTGGAGTTTTAGTTACTGTTGGGGTCGGAGTCTTAGTATTGGTTGGGGTTGGTGTTGGGGTTGTACATGGTAATTCAGTTAAACAATCAACACAACTGCTAAATGTTATGTTATTAAACCATGTTAAATTTACTATACCAAATTGAACATTAACAACTACATAACATTTAAAATCTGATCCAACAATGACATTACCCGCAACAAAATAGTTTGGTAAATTAACATATTTTGGTGTTTGGGTACAACAATCATTAACTAAATATGTTAATATTGATGGTTGAGGTGTTGGAGTTGGTGTTGGGGTTTTGGTTGGTGTTGGAGTTGGTGTTACCGCAGGTATTGCATCAAAATTACAGATAGATGCGTAAACACCACTTGATCCATTACCCGGACCTGCAATTGTAAGTGTTGTGAATGGAACCACTGCGTTAAAGGTAAATAAACCACTACCAATACCAAAAGTACTGTTACAGTAAATATTGGTCAGGTCTTGTGTTGCCGTAATAACATTATTAACAATAGTTGCACAACAATACTCACATGATGTTATTACTGGGTTACCACTATTTGTGGTTATTGTAAATGAATCAGTACCTGTTGGAGTAAATCTATAATTAACTAATCTAATTGTTACGTTATTTACAGGATTACTAAATGTTACTGTATATGAGAACGCATTTTGACCAAGTAATAATGGTGGGTTTAATGTTATTGTCGATGAACCACATGATGGTACGAAAGTTATTGGGGATCCTTGTGTCACAAATCCTGTATGTGTTTCACTTAATGTAACTCCATTTATATTTACAGGTAATTCTAATGGTAATGCGTTATCTTCCGGACAACAACCACCTATTGGGTTTGTAGGGGTTGGTGTAGGAGTTTTAGTTTTTGTAGGGGTAATAGTTGTGGTTGGGGTAGGGGTAATAGTTGTGGTTGAGGTATTTGTTGGGGTATTTGTTGGTGTTGGGGAATACGTTGGTGGAGGATCTGTTGGTGTTACGGTTGGTGTTTGAGTGTTTGTTGGTGTTACGGTTGGTGTTGGGGTATTAGTTGGCGTTGGTGTTGGTGTGGCACCACTAACGTAAAATTGGGAATCTGAACATTCAGGAATACTTGATGCCCCTCCAACCGGATATGGTGAATTTTGGATTAATGTTACCGGATAAGGGAAAGTCAAACCAACCCCCCATATTTGTCCAACTGCGGAAGTTACATAAATTTGACCGTTTTCAATAAATAAACCAAAAGGACCACTGATAACATTAATGTTAATATCAACTTCAAGATTACCTGTTGTATAATCATATTGGGATAAATATGTATTACCCGCAATATCTCCGACTAATGCCAATAATTTAGGTTGGGCTGTTGTGGTATATACTAAGTCACCCTGTACCGCCCTATTAGTAAGTGGAAATTGTATTGCAATAACCGCATTTGTGTTTGTAATATCTATTTGAATACATGACTGACCCATAAAGAAACCATTTGTACTAACTAGTGTCGTATTATTTATTGCGGTCAATCCATTTCCTAACTGAGTTCCAACAGGAATGTTTATTATTCTATTAAAAGACGCACTAAATGGGCAATTTATGTAATCATATTCATAAATCTGATTATTCGTATACATGAATATTTTATTAGATGTGTGGGCGATGTCAGAACTTCCAGGTATAAATCCACTAATAAATGGGTTTAGATAGGTACTTGTATTTAATGAAAAATCGTATGAAAATATATCAGATGAATTATTAAACAATATGTTACATTCGGCCAAACAAGGTAAACCTGGAGTTGGTGTAACGGTTGGTGTTGCAGTTGGGGTTGGGGTTAGTGGTGTACCAATATCACAAAGTTTTAATCCTGAACCTCCACCACCTCCAGGTCCTGATATTGTTAATGTTGTAAATGATGATGATGTACTAATTGTGAATCTTCCCGATCCTCCAACTTGTCCCGAAAAAATTGATGGTACACAATTAGTACCACTTAAACTTACTGTAATTGTGTTATTTGTGATTACCGAACAACAATTACCACATCCACTTATAGTTGGGTTACCAACATCTGTTGTTATAGTAAATGATTCTGGTATACCATTAACTATTGTGTAATCGATTAAATGTATAGTCACATCATTTACGGGTGAACTAAATGTCATCGTGTAAATGAAAGATGGGTTAACATTAAATGGTGGGGCATTGTTACCCAATCGAACGCAGTTATTAAAAGGAAGTGGTATTGTTTCACAACCGGGAGTTTGTGGGTTAGGTAGAGAAAGTGAACTTATACTACCTGATCCTGAACCTGTAACCGTTATTCCGTTTATTACAACACTATTGCCCACTAATGGTGCCTCGTATTCGTTTTCACAACAAACAACTGAAACAGGTGTTTGGGTTGGTGTAGGTGTTGGTAAAGGAACCGTAAATTCTAATGTAACACAATCTTCTGATTGTGATGAATCCATAACACCAGCTGGTGTTAAAGAACCTAATAGTGTTGTTGTATATGGTGGTGATGTTTGTATTGTATATAAAATACCATTTGTTGTTGGAATATAAAAGAAGGTTCCCCATTGGAATATTGATTGTGCAACAGTTATTGGTATTGTAAAGTCAATCTGTGATTGCCAAGACCCCCCAACAAACTGTAGTTGTGTTATATATGCTTGACCAGTTAAATTATCACTAGTTGTCATTATCATTTTACCATTTTGGTTCATTATAATATCTTCAACAACTCTGGTTGTACTTGGAAAAGTATATATTGGTGTCTTAACCCAAACAGACCCTGATATATCAACTAAAACTACTTGGAACCCACCAATTGCGGGAACATTGTATCCCATGGATACTAATATATTTGGGTTAATTAAATTTGTGATTGGATCTCTATAAACACATAATCCATTCGCTAACCAACCGATGTCCGGAATTGTTAAATCTGGAGATATTATATCTCTTGACCAAACCGCAGACCATGGGGATAAAGTTATATTCCATTCTCTTATGTTACCGGGTTGCATAAGAATCCATAATTTATTTGTTGTATTGGCAATACCTTGACCGGTTATTCCTGTTGACTGAGGTAAATTAATTTGAGTTGCAATCGAATTGATTGGGTCATACACATAAACTTTTAAAAGAAATCCTGATCCCGTCCATGAGTTTTCCATCAACAATGGAAAACAATCGGTATTAACGGGAGCTGGTGTGGATGATGGGGTGTTACTTGGTGTTGTAGGTGGATCTGTTGGCGTAACTGTAGGTGTAGGTGTAGGTGTTGATGGTGGTTGTACCGAATCTGAACATATATCCATAATAGTTCCCGCCAAACCTCCAGGACCTGTTACTGTTAATGTTGTAAAAGATGAAGAATTTGAAATTGTAAATGTACCTCCACCCATATCGGCGGATGGTGATCCTGATGGACAATAGGATGCGGTAACAACATTTCCGTTAATTGTTGCACAACAATAATCACAAGATGATAATATAGGATTACCTGTATTTGTTGTAAACGTAAATGATTCACTACCACTTGAGTTAATATTATAATTTATTAATCTTATTACTATATTATTAACCGGTATACTAAAATTTAATATATATGTAAATGAACTTGTTGGTCCTAACCATACATTTCCATTCACTGTCGGAGGTGATCCGACCATACACCACGAAACAAATCCTCCTGATGGGGTAAAGGACACATCACCAAAACCTGAAGCAGTTACTGTAACACCATTAATTATTGTTGAAGATCCTAAAGCAGGTAAGGTACTAACTGTTGCACATATTGGACAAACAGGTGTTGGGGTTGGAGTTGGTGGTAATGTTGTTGGGGTTGGTGTTGGTGTTACCACATCACAAGGATAATCTATTGTACACGGACCACATCCTCCAAGTTGTTCTATTAACTGATCCGTTAAATCGTCAAATGAAAGGAAAAGTGTTGGTGGTGTACTTGGTGAAACATAGGTTAGACAACCTGTAAAAAATGTCGAAATTAAATAATATGAATTAGTTGAAAAGGGGAATAAATCTGTCGGTATATTTGTTATTCTAATTATAACGTTAGAATCACAACAAGATTGGAATGATGCAATTCCGGGTAAAGGACAAGCGCCAATTGTCACATCAAAAGATGCTGACGAACAAGTATTACTTGGATCATAAATAAACCAATTTATGTCCGGAAAAGAATCGTTATCTGTTGATCTTGGTTCACCACAATAAGGCCAACCAATCATTTCCCAATAACCGTTTAAATTCCATCTAATTGTTAATGGTGTTGCACCATCATAACCAACCCATGAAGGTTTTGAGTTATAATACCCAATAAAATTAAAATCATAATTCATTTTTTAATATTTGTTTTTTTTCTTTAATTTTAACTACTAATAAATGTAAGTAAATTACTTGTTACTGTACCTCCGCCGGCAGCTGGAGTTATAAATGCGGTTATTGAAATTCTATATGTGTGACCAGGTTGACAAGGTCCACCATAACCATTTGGGTTAACCGACCCACCAATAGGAAGCCAATCCGTTGGTTGTATGGTTGCACCTGGTTGCCAACCCGTAGGTCCTGATGTCCATAAATTAATTGATGTTTGGGTTGATGGTATATTTGCGACTTTCCAATGAACAAAATAAAAATTAGGACTTGTGCCGGGAGCATTAATGTCTTCCATTAATAAACTATAACTAATAACGTCGTTTATTGTGAAGTCAGTTAAAACCCATAATAAACCAACACTATAGTTAAATCCACCACAGTTAGGGTGTCTTACACTGGTATTTAACGTTTGAGTATTAAGGAATTGGGGACTTTGGAGGAGTATACTTTTTGCCCCAAAATTTGCACCACCACAAGAATTTTGCACCATTGTTGTACCAATCTGATAGTAATAGTTATTTTGACACGTTGTTGCGGTTATTGATGATAATCCAGGTAATGTAATTACATTTATTGATGCGGGATTAACTAATGGTGCGGTCCCACCCGTCCATGCTTTTATACCTAATTGATTTGCAACATCATCAATACGACATGCAAAACCTAACCAAGTTGAGTATGGGCCGTAAGCACAAGTAAATACGTTACAACCACTGTTATCATTCCATGTATTTGGATAAGAGGGAGAACTATTTCCGGCAAATACTAAACCTATTACTTTAAAGTTTGGATCGACTTGTGTTCCAAAGTTAGCAATTAACATTGACCCCGAATCTCCTGCGGCGCATGGCCATAGACAATGGGGTTGAGCTGCGTTTCCACTTGGTTTAAAAAATGCGATTAATCTATTATCATAAGCGGCTGCCGTTCCATACTGAACTCCTCCAGATACGTGCCATTTATAACCATTAATTGTATTTGCTTGATTAATACCAAATACTCTTAACTCACAACCAGGTGTTCCAAAACCTTTTGGTCCTGTTGATCTACCCGAACTGTATAATTGTGGGTTTGTAACCATTAAGTTATCGATTTCTGCCGTTGTTGCAAAAGGTAATGGGTTAGGCATTAAAGATTCAAACCCTGAAAATTTAAAAGATTGATTAAAATCTATTTTAGTACAATCAATACTAACTAAGGCCCCATCTACTCTATTTTTTGGAAGTAAAGAAGGTGATCCGGAGCCACCACCATTTGTTAAGTTTAAAGTACCATTTGGTACTAAAGGCACATACCTTACAACTTGACCAAATTTAAGATTTGTTTGGAAACCAAATTCTCCTGGTTGACAAGTAAAATTACTATTTGGTAACACTTCATTTGTTGTTGGGAAATTACTTCCTAAATAGGGATTTAAATTTTGATATTGAGCGGCAATTGAATTGCCAATAACAACGTGATTATTTGTTAAACCAACCAAAGCATTTGTATGTATATCTTGAACTATCATTCCTAATGTCCCAACTGATGATCCTTGATTAACAGAGGTTATTGATATACCACCTTTTAATGTTGCAAATGCAGATCTATTTGTTGGAGCCGTTAACACAAAAGGTTCGCAAGGTTGGTTAGGGGTTATTGGTGTGGTCCTACTACATTGTAGAACAGAAACTTCCCCAACTTGTATTACATCAGTTTTTAATGTTAAGTTATTATTTATTTTTATTTCAGAAGGTAATACTTCATCTTCAGATAATTCTGATAATGGTTTTTTTTCTTTTACACTAAACGATATACAAATTTCTCCATTATAGACACCGCCGGTTTGTTTAAAAGAATAACCAACACCAACATCAGATGGTGTATTATCATTCCATTCTTTTAATATTTTATTTATTTCTTCTGTTATCATTTTTTTATTATTAACAATTATATGAGTCAAATGACACAAATGCTGTAAATGGCCCTACCGCAAGACTAGGTGGGGTTCGAGTTGGTGTTGGAGTTGTTGTCTTAGTTGGTGTTGGTGTTGTTGTTTTAGTTGGTGTAACTGTTGGTGTTGTTGTCTTAGTTGGTGTAGGAGTTGGGGTTTTGGTTAAAGTTGGAGTTGGAGTTTTGGTTAAAGTTGGAGTAACTGTTGGGGTTGAGGATAATCCTGGCGTTGGTGTAATTGTGTTTGTTGGTGTTGGGGATAATCCTGGTGTTGGGGTAATTGTGTTTGTTGGTGTTACTGTTGGTGTTACCGTAATAGATGGTGTTACCGTAATAGATGGTGTTATAGTTGGTGTTATACTTGGTGTTGGTGTTGGTGTTATCGTTTGAATTGAGTTGGCACATATTGATAATAAAGAACCACTCCCGCCACCATTACCGGTAATTGTAAGAGATGTGAAACTTGTCGAATTTTGTATAAGAAACTTACCTCCCCCACCAAGACCGATTGGTGTTCCACAAATAATTTGATTACCAACTATTGTTATAAAACAACTTAATGAGGTCGAAATTGTTGGTATACCACTTCCACTATTAGTTGTGAAAATGAAATTTTCATTTAGATCAGTCGCAGTTAAAAATATGATAATATTATTAACGGGTAAACTAAAATTCATAGTATAAGAAAATGGTCCACCTTGTCCTAACCATTTTGAGTTAGCCGGAGTTGTAACTCCCCCACTACAACTACTAAATGCGGATGTGTAGATTTGGACACTACCGGTAAATGTTTCGGTTATTGTTATCCCACCAATTGTTGTTGGAGGTACAACACTTGAAAGACATTGTAATACGGGTATTGTACCACTTGTTGGTGTTGGTGTTGGTGTTGGTGGTGGATCTGTTGATGTTACAGTTGGTGTTGGTGTTGATGTGACAGTTGGTGTTGGTGTTGGTTGAACAGGAACACAAGTACAAGTACTTTCGAGGTAAGTTGTTCCGTTACCTGTAAGTTTTGTAACTGAAGTTGCACATATTGTGGCGGCATAATCGGTAGCGGCACTAAATGTGGATGTGTTACCCGAACAATCAACATAAGAGAATGTTGATCCTGTACTGGTTCCACCATAATAATACCAAGTATTACAACAAGGTATTTGAGTTGAACTTGGTGTAACTGTTGGTGTTGGTGTTGGAGTTGAGGTTTGTATTGATACTCCCATACAGAATTCATCGATTGGTGCTGGTTCAGAAACAAATGGTGTTGGTGGAGGTGTCGATGTTAGTGTAGGTGTGGGTGTGGGTGTTGGAACATCCGGTGGACAACAACAAACTGTAGTTGTTGTGGTTGTTGTTGGACATACATTATTACAACAAGGGAATTCTATTAAGTAACAACTTTCATATGGTAAATCTTCCGCAATAAAACTTTCTTGTACATTAATAAATAATTGTTCTCGTATTGGTAGTATTAAGACCCCTTGAGAATTTCTTAATAAGAATTGGGCCTCATATCTTGCGGTTTTATTTGTATCTTGTGGTTTGAATTGATAATAAATGTAATACTCAGGTTCCGCATTAGGTTCCAAAAGTACTTTCTCAACAAAACCAGCAGGGCTTGTTGATATTTTAGGAATCCCGGTGTCAACATTAGTCATTGAAAAGAAGATGGCGGACTCTTCAATCATATCCATGAAAGAATTGTGATCGCTTCTACCGTCTTTTACAACCTGTAATTTTAATATAGGGAGAGTAGCATTCTTTTTAATGAAAAATTCCATTTATAGTTTTTTCTATAAATATACGGAACTAATAAATATTAACATTCTTTTCTTAAAGAACCATCATAATGATCAAATCTATTGTGTTCGGTTGGTGTTGCTAATAAAATACCTGACTTTATATTACCTTTTATTGTTTCCTGATAACAATGACTCATTAATGTTTGTTCATATGGGTATTGGAATTTTGTTTTAAGATAACAATTATAGTTACCTTCTTTTGTCATTAATATTGGCCAATTTGAAAGATATATTTCACCTGACACATATGGTGTACCACGATATGATTTTATATGTTTAAATTCTAAATTTGGTGAATTTGGGTCTAAACCTTGTTGTGGTAGTCTTTGGTTATTTGGCCAATGTAATTGTCTAAAATCTTGAGGTACATTATACCAAGCCCATTGTTTATCATGAGACCCGTAAAATTCTGTAAAGTTTAATTTTAAAAAGTCAAAATTTTCATTTTTAATTATATCTAAACTATTGTTAAATATGTTTTTAATGTAACGATTAAAACCGTTTCTACAAGTTTGTTCAGATCCGTTATAAAAAAACATATCATCCTCAAAAAAGTAGTAATAACCTAAATCTTCTTGTTCATCAAAGTGTTCCGCAATAAATTGTCTTCCACCTGTAATTCCAATATTATCCTTTTTAATGTGTTCAAAACCATATTTTTCACAAATCTCTAAATATTTTGGTGTTGTTGTTAAATCTGTTGAATTATCAAGTAAAAACTTTTTTGTTTTGTCTATAAAACTTGAATCGTATAACAACATAGAATCAATTAAAGTTTGTAATTGATTTGGAGAATTAAATGTTATAACGTATACACCTACATTATTGGGTCTTTCTATGGTTAATTGTGTTTGTTTAGATTTGTTTTTAATAACAACCTCATCATTTTTAACATCCTCAAAAAACTTAGAGACTAATCCATTACCCTCAATTTCACAATAATCAATTAGTTGTGGGTTTTGATATAATAATAATGTGAATAAACTTTCTTCAGTACCCATTAGACCATTATTTAGAGTGTCTGACATAATATTATAATATAATACATTCATTTCACTTATTGTTTCTTTACTACCACCAAAAAAACCACCTCTAGCAACAATATTTGGTTCGTCATTAGTAATTCTTTTCATTTCGGAATATTTAAATCCGTGTACCTCTTCATTTGCGTCGTATGGGAAACAAATAAAAAGAAACTTATTTGTTAAATTTTTAATTTTATCAATCACTTTATCGTGAGTGAAGTACCCCCAATGAACAGTATTTGTTAAACCGGCATCTATCCAATATAATGAATCAGAATTAAATTTATCTAATAGTTTAGCGTCATGTAATAAAAATATTTTAGACATAACCAAAGGGTTGTACAATTCTAATCTTGCTTGAGTTGAGTCTTTTAACCAACCGGCTTGATTATACCATTCTGAATTATTTCTAATTGTTTGAATTTTTTCATAGAACTCATTATTTTTAAACCAATCAAGATCTCTAACAATAAATTGAGTGTTTTTTTCGTCCCTAATATTTTTGGCAAAATCTATTACTCTTTGATCACCAAATATGATCATATTATCATCATACTTTAAAAGTTCCTCAAATTTATTAAGATATGCATCAAATGGTCTTGACCATCCTTCGGTCAAGTCTCCTCTACCAATATCCCATAACCCTGTTACTAATGTTACTTTCTTCATAATTAATTTTTTTGTTTACAAACCCACACCACATTATCAAAAATCTCTTTATTGTAAGATATTAAATTATTTTCTTCGCAAGCTATTTGGATATCTGAGTCTGATATTTCGTGCCAATTCCAAACTTTAAGATAAATGTCTCTTTCAAAAGTCTCTCTATTCTCAGCATAATCGTGAGCCATTATGATATCACCCGATTTCATGAATTTAGACAGTAGATTAAATTCGTGAATTTTACTACCACCATCACAAAGAATAAGAGTTATACCATCTTGTTGTATGAAATCAATAACCTCTTGTTTAACCTCTGTGTAATCATTATTGAATATATTCTCAATACGTAGATCAATACCCGCATTTTTCATATCATCATACCAAGGATGTGATATAATATCATATGATAATATATGACAATCTAAATTTAATTTTTTACACGTATAATTCAAAAACGAAGTAAATCCACCAAGAGATGTTCCAATCTCAATAATTCTACTCGGTTTTGTTTTATGTAAAAAATGGTGAAATGTCTCAAAAACATTCGGATTTTGTTGTGCTGCCCAACCATCATAACTTGATATACTATCGTTATGTTCTAAATTTGATTTCTTATAAACTTTGTCTTCGTAATTCATATTATAATTCTATTATTTTTTTTAATAAATTAAACTCTTGGAAGTATTTTTTTTTTATTTTTCTCATACCTTCGAGTTTTGATTTGTAAATGGTATCTGAGTTCTCATTAATGTGTGTTAATAGATTTTTTATACCATCTATATCATTTATGTCTTCTATTAGGATATATCCATCTTCAGGATATAATTCTTTAATATTTTTACAACCATAATAAATTGGAACTGTTTCTGTTAAAATACCATCATAAAATTTTTCTGTTATCCAATTATTTGAGTGTTCATTTTCAATTGCAAGATTAAATTTGTAGTTAACTAATGCATCTTGTTTTTTTGGACTACAATCACCCCCACCGAAAAAGTCAACAAAATCTAACGTATCTACTAATTTTGATATTTCATATCTTTGGGGGTATATACACGTAACACCATTGTTCTCATTAAGTTTTGTTACTGAAGATGATATATTTTTAGTTTTATTAAAGGTGATGTCTTTTAAATTATCATAACACCAAAACTCTAATGGATCAACCCAAGGTCCTCTTCCACCATAAAAAGTATGTGAGGGACTTTCAATACAATTACCAACGTACAATGTTTTATTAAAACCAAAAATTGTTGCATTATTTGGTAAATGTTTTTGGTGTGATCCCGACCAAGATGGTTCATGAGGGAAAACATAAACATTTGTGTTAGGTTTATGTTCTAAATTTATATGGTTAAAAAATATTAATGTATCATATGTGTCATCAAACACAAATTCAACATTATTTAAATTAATGTCAGGTGTTAAAAATTGAGATAATAATCTTTTTGTTAAGTTTTCTGAATTATCGTAACCCGCAGATATTTTTATTTTTTTTACCATATTGGTTTAACTATATTTGATTTTTTATTTTGGAATATTATATCTATTTGAAATAGATCGTTTCCGTTTAATCTATGTAATTCAATAACATCAAATATTATAAATCCATCTTTTAGATAATCAATTACATCCTGTAATGAGCATCCACCAATATTCCACTCTATTAAAGAACATTCTAATTCAATAAACTCAATATCATTTATTCTTTCACCAAGACCTTCCATAACTAAAATTTCAGAACCTTGAGTGTCTATTTTTAACAAATCAATTTTATCAATGTTATGTTTTTCACATAATGTTTTAAGTGTTTTACTTAATCGAACCTCTTTAATGGTATTGTGTTCTTGGTAATGTTGTGTATTTTCTTTAAAGATTGAGTCCCCTGTACATAAACCTTCTGTTTTTTTGTAAAAAATAATTTCTTTATTATCTTCATTTGATAAAACCTCAAATTCCGAAATATTTGTGGAAGGTATATTTCCATTTGACCAATTACTTGCATCAACACCCAAAATAAATGATTCAGGATAAACCTGTTTAATTTGTCCTGACCATTCACCAACACATGCACCACAATCAATAATTGTGTTTGGGTTAAATCCTAATTCTTTTAACCTATTATAAACTTGGTTTCTCATAGGTTAAAAATTGATTAAATTTATTCATTATAATTTCAGGTGAAAATTGTTCGTAAGGTAGATAATAATCATTATATTTTACGTAATTTGGTAAGTTATTTAATATATTATAAACCTCATCTTCATTTGAATATAATATTGCTCTCTCACCTAAAATATCAAGATGACATCTTTCTCCTGAAAGACTATAGGTAATGACAGGTTTATTTGCTTGGGCAAACTCAGCAACCGCTAAACCAAAAGTTTCACCACCACTTCTTGCGTGAATCATTGCGTCACAAGCGTTAACAAATGATGATTTTTCATATAAATCATAATTACCATCTAAAAATAAAACGTTAGGGTGATCAATAAATTTATTGATGTTCATAAAAATAAATCTAATATCATCTCTATTATTAACTGTGTTCGATATTGCTCTGTGTACAAAATCAATGTTAAATTCTGTCAAACCTCCATAACAACCAAATACCGTTAATGATGAGTCAAGCCTTAATTTTTCTCTTAAACTATATTTTGGTTCGGGAAGTTTTTCACAGATGTATGGTAATGAATGGGTTTCTTTAGAATAACCCTGATCTTCCGCCAACCAATCAGAAATATAAAAATATTTATATCCGTGTGGTTCGTTAAATCTAAAAACAGTATGTACTAATGTTGGAATAGACTCTAATGAATAACCATCATTAGTACCCATTTTAGTTACGTATAAATAATCAAAATTATTCTCATTCAAATACGACTCATATTCCCAAAAGTTTAATAGTTTTACCTCAAACCGTTCTTGGAATTTAGGTAACGCATCTAAATTTGTTGTTGGTGATGTAAAGATCACACTTTTATTACCTAAAACTTCTTCATTATATTTTGCGTAATTAAATAAAGCTACTTCGGTTCCTCTTAAACATAGTTGATTACTATGGAATGCTATTTTTTTCATATTTTAACTTTTTCCCAATTATTATAATTGAATCCTACTTTTAGAATTTCATTTTGATTAGTCCATCCCATTTCACCCATATTATATCCCGATAAAAATGCGGAAACACCAATTTCAAAGGCTTCCATATCAAATGTGATTATATTACTTGGATCCTGACCTTCAAATACATAACAGAATTTTTCAAACTCTTCGGACATAACTTCAAGTTTATCATTATTTTTTACTAAAAATATATGTTCGCTTGGTAATTTAGAACCTCTCCATTCTGGTCTTATTCCGTAGAATCTAAACTTATCATCAAAAAGTTTTTTATTACCATCATTCCTTTGGACAGATTCTAAGTATTCCTTTTCTGCGTGGTCATATGATGCATCAGTTCTTAATGCAACCATATCATAACCCATAGATTCCCAATAGTCCATTTTAGATTCTAAAAGATCAACATTTAATGGTTCGGTAAATCCGGCATCACAATCTAAATAAAGAACCCAATCATATTTTTTATCAATATTTTTTATAGAACTAAACTTTAAAAGTTGATTAAATGCCCCAACATGGGTTTTATGTGTTTCTAAATTATTTTCTACAATTAAAACTCTTTCGTTATTATTCACATCATTAAAACTTTCATATGAATTTGTTGTAATTTGAACATCGTATGGTGTTTTAGTTAAAACATCATTCACTAATCTCTTTGCAAATGTGGTATATATTTCAGAACCTACTTTTGAATGGTTAACAAATGATATTGCGGATACTAATATATTTCTCATAATTATAAATTTCCTGTAATTCTTTCACACCAACCTTTTGATGTACTATAAGGCCAAACAACCCAATACTTTGGTTTATGTACCGTTTGGAAATCTCTCCATACTTTACAATACCCATCAGGATCGTTCATCATCATATTTATTTCATTAAGGTCGGCATCTTTTCTGAAAATAGTTTCATCTTTATCATCGTGGAATGCAACAACCCAAAACTCATAATCTTTTTCAGGTACTTGGGTAAAACCAACATCAATACAGTGTTTAAATATTGATGCATAACTTGCCATTAAGTCCTCTTCAGTTTCAAAAATATAAGGATTTGGTGGATAGTTCTTATCTAATGTATGTTGTTGTACCGCTCTTTTAGAAAATAAAAGACCTGAATAAATTTCATAATCTCTTAATGTTCTTTCAGTACCAAATCCATATTTACTAAAGTCCATTGTAACTTCTTCACCATCCATACCAAATAACTGACGATTCTTTTGGTGAGACAAATTATTTTTATTTACCCAATCTTTATCGTCATCCCATTGTTTTGTTCTACCCTTACGAGTATATTCGTGCCAAATAACTACTTTATGTGGGTGAAATAAATCATAACCGTGAGTATATGCTCTAACGGCAATTGAAATCTCTTCTCCATGGAAATAAAATTCGGGGTCGTGTTGTACTTCGGTACTAAATTGTCCTAAAGTGAATGCAAAGTGAGCAGAATAGAATCTTGCGGTAACAGGTTCTTTCATTTGTTGCCAATTTGGTATTGTCTCAGGTAAGAAGAACACCGCACCTTCGGGGATAAATCTATCAAACGCCATTCTCCAAGGTTCTTGTATTCTACCTGCAGGGTCATTATCGGGATCAAATGAGGAAACATAACCCGTTAAAAGAGGTTTCTCAAATCCTCTTTTCTGAAGTTGTTTAACCATTTTAATTAATGTGTCATCCCAATCCTTTTCAAACCTCATATGTGAGTCAATTTGTAAAGTATATTCTTCACCACCATATAATTGTTGAACTTGATTTCTTGCCCAACAAACTCCTTTAGAATCCGAGTATAAAACATCTAAAATTCTAAATCTTTTATCTTTTCTGTAGTCCTCTAATGTATCAAACCCATCTTCAGGGTGATACTGCCTACAAATACCAATTATTACATTCTTAGGTTTTTTCGCGTTATCCAACATACTTTTAATTGTTGGTTCCAATTGTGGATCACGATACGATGCGATTTGAACAAATATTTTCATGTGATTTTTTATTTTAATAATAAAATATCAACCAAAAAAAACAATAGTAAATTAATTTTATTGTTATTATCATGCACTACATGGGTACGTTATAACACAATCAGAACAAGTTGTACCACTAGGTAATAATGTCCCAACAAATGATGGTGTTCCACTAAATACACTAACTACTTTATAACATTGTCCACCAACTAAAACTATTTGATTAGGTACTGCGGATGGTAGTATTACATATTTTGTTATGGCAGGATTACAACAATACGAGGCAACATAAATAGTTCCTGGTGTTCTTGTTGGTGTCACTGTTCTTGTTGGTGTCATTGTTGGTGTCTTAGTCATTGTCATTGTCATTGTCATTGTTGGTGTTATTGTGTTTGTTGGTGTTGGTGTTGGTGTTGGACAAGGGTTTGATGCGTCACAGTCAGGACAATTTAAGTACGATCCACCACCCGAATTCCAATATAATGTAATAGTTCCCAAAAACATGGAAAAAATTGTGTAACACCTACCATTTGTTGCCACTATCGCACTACCTATTGTTGAAGTTGAGGGTAGAGACATAAACCCATCCTCAGGAAATAATCCAGAACAATTATCACAAATTTTAACAAAAAATATTGAATAATATGTTGTTGGTGTTACGGTTGGGGTTATTGTTGGTGTGATTGTGTTTGTTGGTGTAACCGTATTAGTTGGTGTTATTGTGTTTGTTGGTGTAACCGTATTAGTTGGTGTTATTGTGTTAGTCGGTGTTGGTGTTTGAGTTGGCGTAATCGTATTTGTTGGTGTGATTGTGTTTGTTGGTGTAACCGTATTAGTTGGTGTGATTGTGTTTGTTGGTGTTATTGTGTTTGTGGGGGTTACAGTATTTGTTGGGGTATTTGTTGGTGTTGGTGTAACCGTATTTGTTGGTGTAAGACTATTAGTTGGGGTAGTTGTGTTAGTTGGAGTAGTTGTGTTAGTTGGAGTATTGGTTGGTGTGTTAGAATATGTTGGAGGTGGATCTGTTGGTGTTACGGTTGGTGTTTGGGTGTTTGTCAGGGTGTTAGTGGGTGTAACTGTATTTGTTGGTGTTGGTGTATTTGTTGGGGTTTCCGTTACCGTATTTGTTGGTGTATTTGTTGGAGTTGTGGTAGGTGTGTTAGTTGGCGTTTCCGTTACTATTGGTGTGTTTGTCGGAGTTTCCGTTACTGTGTTAGTTGGTGTATTTGTTGGAGTTGGTGTTATGGTATTTGTCAATGTTGACGTTACAGTTGGTGTTGTACTTTTAGTAACTGTATTTGTTGGTGTTATAGTTGGTGTAACCGTATTAGTTGGTGTGACCGTTGGTGTGACCGTTGGTGTGACCGTATTAGTTGGAGTTAAACTTATTGTTGGGGTAACGGATGGAACTGGAACACAATTACCATTAACA